TACTAACAGATACTATTTCAACACCGACTTCTTTGTATTCTGTTAGTCGTTCAATTTCTGCTGGATCTTGCGAAAATGTAAAATCTACAATTACAACACTGACCCAAATTGTCACAACTGCTATTACGAATCCACTAAGTATTGCTAGTATTACAAAAACTACTTCAGTTGGATCATGCAATGACGTAAGAACAACAATCATTACTTTGTTTGGCATTCTTACAAATGCTATTGTAACTCCATCTTCACTATCATTAATTCAAAGAAATCTATCAAATGGATCCTGTCAAAATGTAGCATCAAGCATCACCACTCTGTATGGTATCCTTATTAATACTCTTTCTAATCCTGGATATCTTCAGTCAATTGCGAGAATTGAAACTCCACTAGGATTATCATTTGGTCCATCAGTAAATGCAAATGCTACGACTACAAACACATATTTGTATTTTGATCTAAGCAGTGGAGTATACACAAACATTTCTCCAACAACTGATGATACAATCACGCAGGATACCCAATATCCAGAGTGTGTAAATCAAGCAAATACGATTCGTCAATACTTCCAGAATATTGCTACAATTATTCAAACTGGATTAAATTCGGTTCCTAGAAATGAACCAACTCAATTGACGAGTCAACTTGCAGCGAGAGCTACTGTTTGGACACTTAGAGACTCAACTGGTGCTAATCCTCATAATCTAGAAACAGGAACACCTATTCGCCTTGTACCACGTCCAAGATATGATATTGTCACCCAAAAATATGTTGATGTTGATAAGAGACTAGTTAGATTACCATCTGGGTTTGATACAAATGAAAAATATTATGTAATTGCTCCAGGAAGAATTACCAAACCAGAAGATTATTCTGGAATTGGAGCATTTAATGGATCAGATCAAACTAAAATTATGCTGGCGAGCAGTAAAGAGAATGCTGCTGCTGGTATTTACATTCACTCTTCGGAAGTAGAAAGTATTGATCCTGATGTTGAAATTGATGTATATCAGTTTGTGCTTGATGATAAGTACGATCTACATCAATATTCATGTGTTCTTGACAATGCAATCAATTCTGGTATTCGCACCGATGTTCCACACATCTTTGATGTTCCTTTTGCAAACATTAGTGGACATCAAGTATTCTTTAAAGCAAATGAGGGAGGTTCACTACCATTAGTTGGATCTGCTTATGCTCTTGATCCAGCTGTTGCGACTACTAACGGAAGAATCAGAGAAAATAGATTCTTCTGGGCGAGATATCAGAATGAGAAAGTATTTACAATCCATGCTACAAAAGCAGATGCAATCGCAAATGTAAGTCCAATTACTTTCCAACCAGGAACTTACGATTTCTCTGCATTTGCTGATAAGCGCGAATCGCCAATGCGTTTTGATCCAACATTCTTGAATCCAAACACCACTCCAACAATCTATGGTAAGTGGTACTTACAGGTAGAAAATCATTCACAGAATGTAACAGATCCTAAGTATGAATATAGCATTCTTACCAGATTGCATGAAAATACATATAGCGATCTATCTGGTCAAGATAAAACCAATGATACTTGGTTTGAAAGAATTAAGGATGATCGTGATAAAGATGATCGTATCTATCGCTTACGTTATGTCATTCCTCAGTATCTACAAGCAGTTCGTGATCCTATTAACGGTTTCACGATTAAGATGCGTAAGGATGAAACGAGAAAACTTCTTCCACAAAAGTTACTATTAAAACCAGTATCTGGAACTGTAACGAAAGCAAGTTTCTACAATTCAGTTCAACAAAATGAAAAGATCGGTTATACTAGAACTGATTTTATTCAAAATAATTTAAACTTTGAAGATGCATACGATCCATTTAAAAAAGATATCGTAGGAACTACACAATATGCAAAAGTAATTGAGACAACTAACTTTGTCTCCATGACAATTCAATCTGGTAGATACGTTACCAGAAATAATAAGCAATATCTAGAACTCACGGTTTTTGATCAAGGGATCAAGAACATCGCACTTCTAAATGAGAGTTTTACAACTGTTAAGATCACTGCTCCTCAAGGTGGAAACTTTGTTGCTTCTAAAACACAATCTTTAAATGCTGTTAATAGAATAGAGTGGTTTGGTAATTCTTCTGGATATGCATATATCCATGCAGCTTTGAATGTCCCAGGAACAAATGAATGGCACTTGATTCTTAAGGGAATTTCTGGAAAGATTAACTATTCTGACTTTAGTAATATCAGATTTGCTCAGGGAGCAGTCTTTGCTGATCTTTTAGATGATCAAGACTTTGGAAAATCTCTGTATATCAAGGATTTAATAGAAAAGGATTACTCCAAATATTACTATAGACAGAATGGGGCTGCTGTTTATACAGTAACTCCTGGTGACATTATTACTGACGATGCAAATATTCAATATTATGTTGCCTCTGTGGAAGATGTGGGTGAACTTGAAGATACTTTCTACATCTTTGATGTTGAAGAAATTCAGCGTCGTATTTTTGGACAGCAAGATGGTATTTACTATCTAACAGCAATTCGCGGTAACATCTCTCCATATCCAACTGGAGCTGGTAATCAAGGAAACTTCCGTAAAATGAAGTTCTCTCAACCAGTAAGTAGACTATATCCTCTAAACTACAAGAATGATCCTCTTTGGTTCAAACAACTTGATCAAACTGCAGTTGATCCACCAGCAACATTCTCGGCAGCGGATAACTACACACATGGTCTCGTAACCGTCAATGATTTTAAAGGGTCAATGACCAGTGAAGCGATGCTTGATTTTACATCGCAACCTGCTCTTGTAAATAATACATATACTCAAGTTTCTTCAACTGTTGATAATAGACTTAGAGCACAAAAAGGAAATGCAACTTCTGGATCTGAAGATCGTCTAATTCCTATCGCTGGTGATAGCACTGTTATTTCGGATCAAAAACTCTATATTGAACTACGTAGACCATCTATTGCTCGTGCAGGTAACCATACGTTTGAATACCTTGGTTTCGGTCCTGGTAACTATTCAACAGGTCTTCCTGCCCGTCAGGAGATCGTTTTAACTCCAACTCAGGATTTCTATGCACAGTCTAAGAAACAAGATGGTGGACTTGTATTCTACACTGGTCTGAACTCTAATGGTGATCTATACATCGGTAATCGCAAGATTGATGCTATTACTGGAGAAGAAGAGTTCTTAGAATCTGCATCACTACTTGATTCTGCAGATGAAGCAGAAGATGTGGGGAATCTAACTACCACGTTTGATACTCCCGTAACATTTAATGAGTTTATTACCGTTAATGGTGGAGATCAGCAAGATCTCATGAGTACATTTAACTCACCAGTAACAGTTAATGTTCTTGGTAGGGTTAGAAAGTATGCGCTTACAATTGTATCTAATGTATCTCCAAGTGATGGTGATGATGGAACTCTTGATAAGACAAATCAGTTCCTAAATCAAGATACTTTTGGCGACATTGTAATTGCAAGAAATAGAATTGCTGCTTCTATTTTCCAATTCAATCCACGTGGATCTAATGGTGCTGCTCAGGGATATAAGATTCAAAATCATGCTGTAAGCGGTATTGGATCAAACTATACACCAAACCAAAGTCCTCTATATTCAACAGGTCTTGGTACATCAATTGATCCACTTCAAGCAGTACAATATGGAAATGCTGGAGCTCCTTTATCTGGAGATATTCTCTTCAAAGGAAGCGAAGTTGGAGTTAGTGGATCACTTGGATGGATTTATGCCAACTTCTATCAGCAAGTTCCATCTGCTAATATCTTAAGCTTTACCATGAATGGCACCACAGTAATTACGATTACTTGGGGCAATAATCTTAAGAATAACCAAATTGGAGTTACCAGTGGATCACAAATCAGAATTAGCAACTTTACTGATTCTGCATTTAATGGAAAGTGGCAAATTATTTCTAATGGATTTAATTCAAATGCTAGCAGCTGTCAGATTGCTATCATTGAAAATAGAGGTAATGTTGACAGTGAAAATCCAAGACTCTGGGCATCAGAACTTGCAGATAGTCCAAATGTAAAACTTGAGTTCTCTAACTCTGCATGGAAAGAAGTTGGTGTCCTTGGTGCTGAAGTAATTAGAACTAGCACTAATACGATTGGTGACTACAAATTAGGAATCAATACAGTCGCACGTGCAGATCGTGATTCATGGAAAACAGCATTTGTTGATCCAGCAACAGAACCACGTGCAAACCTTGATGTTGTTGGTACTGCATTTATTAGTGGTAAGAAAGTTACAAATTTCCTAGACCACCCTGTATTTGCACTAAGAACTAATCAGAATCAAGATTATGCTTTATTGGTTGGTGGAGATAGTGCAACTCCTGCAAATGAAGCGACATTGCGTGTTTCAACCACAAACAATGGTCGTGTTGGTATCAATGTAACACATGCAGAACTTGACCGAACTTTAGTAGTTGATGGTAATTCAAGATTCACTCAAGATGCTAAGTTTGAGCAAGACATTGAAGTTCATGGTGGAGGTGGAACAAATACTGCCGAGATTAGAACTAACATTACTACTGGAACATTTAACTTCTTGATGGACAATACATTTGTCGGTCAAATTGATTTAAATGGATTAAAAATTGGTGGATCACTAGGGAATATTGAGATTGGAAATGTAACAACAGGTGATCAATTTATTAAAATTGGCAATACTAGCTTACATAGCAATATTTTCTTTGGAAATATTCCAGCAACTGCAACTAATATTTCCAAGATTACCATTGGCGGTGCATATGGAAACAACGAAACCAATTCATTTACCAGAATTCAGAATAAGTCACTTAAAGTTGATGGTGATCAGTGGATTGGTTACGCGAGAAACATTAATGAAGAAGTAAATCTATTTACTCCTGTCGGAAAGGTTAACTTCTTCTCTAATGCTGGTGGACCCTCTGTAGTTGACTTTGCTACAAATGCATCTGAAATTAATATTGCTGGTCAAGGTGGTACAACAACTATCAACAACCAGTTGGAAGTAATGGCATCTGCCGAATTTAATGGCAGTATTCATATGTGTGGTGGATTAGCATCATTTACCTTTACTGGACGTAGGGGAAGAATGGGATCGCCAATCACAGCACATGATGATGGAATTGTTAGCGATACTTTATTCAATAAAAACATTGATATTCTCAATGTAATTGTCAAGCAGCCATCTGAGGTTGGTTACAATGAAATTGATACGGTTGGTTCTGGTAACTGGGGTGGAATTTCTTACCAAAATGCAATCAATAATATTGGTGGTAATCCACAAATTGAACCACAAAATCTACAACAATTAACTGGAAGTGAATATTATCTACCAATTAAGAACAGACCATATAAGACTGATGGAACACCATACTTTAATGAAGGTGATTATATTTTAATTGATAGTGCAGAAGATGATACACCAGTTGTAAACAAAAATATAATTAGTCCTGGAGCATATCAGCAGTTAGTTGGTGTACAATTAGTAAACTCTGGTACTGGATCTGGAGAATCTGGTGGTTTTAATGCTGGCCAACAATATCTATCATTCAATTCAACTGGAAATTCAGAAAGATATGTTGTTCTAGGAACCGTTGATGGATCTGAGTATCCATTTTCATCTTTTGAAGTATCACTTTTTATTGGAAATAATACAAATGGTGGTGAAGGACCAGATGCTGTAAACGAAGGATTGGTATTGCAGTATTTTAATGATGTTGATCCAAATCCAGCAACACATGTATGGACTACAATTCAAACTTTAGTCCAACCAATTTCCTTAGAAACAACACATCCAGCTGGTCTTACAACTATTCGTGCTGATCTCCCAATCGCTGCACAAAAAGCAAACCTAAAATTACGTTTATATCAGCAAACTCACAATTCTGGTATTGATAATTATGGTATTGTTTCTTATAAGTTTTATGCTGAGTCTCACCCAGAAGTTGTACAGGTAGTTGGTCTACCAAGAATCAATATCGCTCCCTACTATCTACGAGTAAAAAGAGAACCATTTGGTACATTTACTGGCGTAAGAACAGATCATCCAGATAACACAAAACTTTATAAAGTCAATGTTCAATTTGACGCTACATGGACAGAACAACCACTTGATAATACTGGACCCATAGATAATGTATATCTTGCTGAATTTGGAGGAACTTTATCCTCTAATGATTATGTAATTATTGGTCGTGAAGATGCAAATGGCGATGGCGTTTTTGAACTCGGTGAAGTTATTAAGATTATCACCCCACTTGGGCAGGATGCACAATTATTCCGCATTTCAAATTGTGGAAGTCCAGAAGAAGATGTTTTTGTTGTTAATTCTGTAACTGGTGAAGTAATCATTGGTAACCCAGACCTTCCTGGATCACAATTAACTTTAAACACCAGTCTAGTACTTGAAGGTGGTTGTGGAACAATCAAGAGTGAAACAATCACTGGTAATATTATTCCAGATCAAGAAACCGAACTTGCTTATTACATCACTGGAATTAGTTCAGCTGATATTGTAAAAGTTGCGGTTGGTGATAACTTCGCTATTGTCTCTTCAAGTATAGGGAATAATATTGCAGAGACAGCTCTTGATAACGTAGTTACAGAAGTTACTCCAAATGGTAATAATAGTACAATTAGAGTCAAGTATAGAATTGCTGGTGGTGAGACGATCAATAATGCTCAGTTTGTGATCTCAAGAAATGAAGTTCTGGAAGTTACAAACGGAGAAGGTCAAACCCTGTTCCAAGTTGATTCATGCAATGGTAGTACTCAAATTGGTAATGATATCCGCAGAATTGATATTACTGAAATTTATCCAACGGCAAGATCTGTAGCTCAGAGTGTTACTGAATATTCCAATAAACTCAATAATATTCGTGTTCTTTCATACTGGATTGATCCAGTAACGATTAACAATGGTGCCATTACATCAATTAGAGCCGCAGTTGGAAGTCATAATCAATATGACAAACAAATTCCTGTTCAATCAACAGGAGTTGGTAGTGGTGCTTTCCAGATTGGTGATTTAATTATGGTTGGAAATCCATCCCAGATTGCCTCTGGTCTTGGATTTAAAGAGATTCTGGTTATCAGATCCATTGCTGGCGCAGGGACTGCTAATGCAATTCTTATTTGTGATGAAGGTCAAGAAGGAACTACTGCACTACCAACATCATCTTTTGCAATTAATGACACGGTTGTTAGAATTCTCAAGCATGAAGAGACTTCAAGAATCATTGATATGCAACAGAGAACGAGATCTTTAACTCCTTATCTGTCTCTCATCATTGAAAATGGTCACATTGTACAGCAGAAATTAGATTATAGAAACTGGATAAGATTCCAGAACATTAGCACTGGTGATAATGATTTCTTCTGTGTAAACGGTAATATGGTCGGTACTGTCCATCGCACTACGATGGATGAAAGAATCAATGAGGGTAACTATCCATTCACAAGAGGAAACCTAGATCTCTTTGGTGATTTGAGAATGATTGGTGGAAATATTTCAATCTTTGATTCAATCAATCAATCTAGAATTTTAACTTTATCAAATGATAGGGGTCATGCTGATCATATTGGCGATCTCAAACTTGACGCTGGTGTTACTATTCGTGGTGATATTAAAGTATGGCCTGTAACTTGCCCAGAAAACATATTAACAGAGGTTTTACCTGATTGTACACCATCTTTCACAGTTGATAGTTTTGGTAATGTAACTGCAGGATTAACTCTTACTGTAACTGGCATACCAGTTCAATCACCATCTGATGACTTTGACAGTTTCAAAGTTGGTAATCTTGGTGTTGACGGAGCAAAAGAGTTTACTATCAAGAGAACTGGTCGTATTGATGCATTTGGTGTAGAAAACTACTATACCAGCAGTGGTGGTAGACATACAAGATATGTTTCTAGTGGATCTGATGCTGTAGATAAGATTCTTATTCCAAATATTGTTTACATGGTAAATGTAACTGCTGATGATACATTAATTCTGACACTTCCATCAAATCCTCAAACTGGTGATACAGTAAGAATTGTTGAAGTTGGTGGAGATCTAAATTATAGAACATCTTTAGTTGTTCGTGCTGCTGGAGTCGGTGTTAAGGTACAAGGAGACGGGACTGGCACACTTCTTGGAGGATTATCAAGTCCTTATACATCAGGTGAACTTGTTGTACAAACACCAAATGCTGCATTTGCATTAATTTATCTTGGAGGTACGGCATCTGATGGTCGTGTGGGTATTCCAACGACTGATCAGGGATGGTGGTTAATGGAGGTTTGATCAATGACCTACTATAACAGAGTAAAAGCATCAAAATCTGTCCCGATTGGGACAATCATACCTTGGTCTGGAACATCTTCTAGTGCAAACAATGTGGATTCTTTACCAAAAGGATACATTATTTGTAATGCACAGGCAAAAGCGTTGAAAGCAAAAGAATATCCATTACTTGCACAGATTATTGGTAATACATATGGACCTTTTCCAGAACAACCAGGACAACAACTTGGTGTTAACTATGGTATTGTGAATGTATATCCAAATTACGACGATGAAGATGTTTTTGATCTACCCGATTTAAATCAAAGGGCACTTGTTGACATTGAGGGAGATAGAATTTCCACTGCAGATCTCGCTGTTGTTGGTGCATATATTAGTGAAAATGGTTATGAAGGAACTCAACCATTAACAGAATACAAAAGTGATGTTAATATTATTTTCCAAGTTGAACCATCTAATGAATTGTCTGGAAGAATTACTGGTATTACCATCAGCGAGCCTACTTATTTTGATACAATTTATGTTCTTCCAAGAAAACTGGGGCAAGATCACACACCTCAACACTCTCATAGAGCAGCATCTGAAGATGCTTTTGATGCAATTACTGGAGCTAGCCCAACTGGCGACCCAGTAATGACATTTAACGCTGGAAGATATATCGTACAAGAATCAAGATGGACTTCAGCGACACCAACAGGAATTTTTGGTAATGCAAGTCCTCCAGAAAGCTGGAAACCACAAAATGGACAAGCTAGAATTACTTGGTATGATCCAAATGATGGTGGAATTAGTATGGTGCTGACTGATGGATTTAAAAACATTCCAGCAAGTTTAGGTTCAATTCCTGTAGTCCAAACAAGACAGATTCAAGGATTTGGAAATACTACTCCACCAGGAGGAACATACACAGATGCTGGAACGGGTATTGATGATATTCAAGTAGGTGCTACTACTGGAGCAATTCCAATTGCTGGTGAATATCAAGGGAAAAAAAATTATTATACCAGTACTGATATTTCATCAGCTCGTGGCGGCGGAGATATAACTAAAACTTATCCAACAACAGTTAATCATTCAGCAGAAGAATGGGCATCTACTGGATTGCGAGCTCATACTCATGAAGCAATGGAAATTTCTATGGGTCCTGGTTTAAGTTTGCCAGCAACTATACTTGTTAATAATGTAAGCACTGGTAGTGCAGCACCAGTTTCTGTTAATACAGCAATAAATATAGCTGTAAATCCAAATACACCTTCATTAACTATGATTTACATTATGAGGGCGTATTAAAATGGCAGTATTTTATAACAGAGAAAAATCAAAGATCGGTACATTAACGGGAACTATCATTCATTTTCCTAGAAAAATGACGGAAGAAAATGACCCAGCATTAGCATCTAATTTTGAAAAACTTCCCGCTGGATATTTGAGATGTGACGGTTCAGTACTCTCTTCTGTGCAATATCCTGCTCTTGCTGCTGTTCTTGGAACTGGAACAGGATCTAGATTTAGAAAAACGGCACAGGTTTTAACTGATACTCAGTTTCAATTACCAGATTTAAGACAAAAACATATTAGAGCAACATCATCTTCCAACGTTGGTAGATATAACGATTTGACAGTTGAAGATGTTGATGGCAATGAACAAATAAAAGCTGGTGTGGGTTTAGATGTCATTCAAAACATCCCATCTCCATTTGAAATTAGTTACACAGGAAAATTTTTCCTACCATCACAAACTGTAGATGTGCGAGGTGAACCATCATTTACAAGAAGTTCTGGATCATATACTTTCTTTAGTGAAATTTCTCAGACAATGGTGCAACCTCATATGCACTTTAGCTCTACAACAAGAGCAAGACAAGCAGACTCTTCTGGGAATGAATTTAGAAGTCCCGCGCAGAATTCAGTTTTTACTAGAAGTTCATTAGATATTTGTTCGTGGTTTTCCAATACCAGACAAGATCTTTGTTATGTTGCTGCAACTGCAATTGTTGCTCCGAACCAGAAACAAAGCTTTGACTTAGGTGCTGCTGGTAGTTACGAATCCTGGGGATTATGCTGGTCTGGTTGTTCAACTTACATGACTCAAGGATATTGCCTATGGCCACAGGGATGTGCGGGAAGTACCACTGCCTTTGGATTTAGATCTGGATCTAATGATTGTAATTTTGGAGGTGGGGGTCCAGACAATACTACTATTGGAAATATTACATATACTGGCACATGGGGACAGTCCTGCACACCATCTCTACTAAACTTTGGTAGTATTAATGGAGAAAACCAACCTCCACCAACAGGATTATCTGCAAATTATACATTTCCAACAGTTCCATTTGCAAATATACAATATAATGCAACTGCTAGAGAACAATATTCTGCAGTAAGTAATTACACCACTAGAGTTGGATCATTTGGTAATGCTCAAAACCATAGACATAGACTTCCATTTGATGCAGAAACGCCACATACATATAAAGTGGTTACTCAACCAGTAGATATTTCCGCTAATGACGGATTAGTTTCTACAATTAATATTAGGATAAATGAATCTAAGAAAGCAGATGAGTTTATTCAACCATATATCATTACAGAATATCTAATTAAGACCTGATGCCTACTTATAGATCTGGATTATCACATTACTATACAGAAAAACAGGAATCTTACGTTAGTGTAGGAGCAATTCTTCCTGTCTTTGTAGATAAGTACACAGATACAACAAATAATCTAGCAGATCAAAATGAGGAGTATTCTCATCCAGGATTTTTATATTGTAATGGAGAAGAATATAAAATTAGAGATTATCCATTATTATATGAGGCGGTTGGGGATACTTATAATACAACACAGATATTGAATAATGCCATACAGATAACCAACTCACTTTCTGTAGGATCAATACAGAAAATGTTCTGGGTAAATGACAAATTATTCTTGGAAATTTTAAATGATCCTACTACACCTGGACCAGACAAAAGAGCATATCCATACAGTTGCGTAGTAAGATTTACTAATCTTGGATCAATTCCAGCTGGTCTTTTTAATACTACAACAGCATATCAATTGATCCAATGTAGCGAAGTATCTGCACAATCAATTACTCCAAATTTAACAACGACATATGAAGTATTTTCAATAAATGGTGCGTTATTTAATCAAGTAATTTATACAATTAATTTTACAACAAGCGGGATTACGCATCCCATAATTAGAGTTTCTAAGGCATATCAAAGAAGGGATTATCCATTTATAATTGGTAATTTCAAAGTACCTGATTACAGAGAAAGAAAATTGATTGGATATGGTAATGGTGTTGAGGGCGGCGGAACACCAATTGTTGAAGATAGAACAACACTAAATGTTGGCAATATTGGTGGAAAATGGCAAATTCCAATCACTAGAATTGATGATCCTGGTGCATTTTTTGATGTTGGTGATGTATTAACAACTGGATATTCTGATGTTGAAACTTTAGTTCAAGCGAGACTTACTGGATCTAAATTATATACTGTTGGTCCGATGGATGATTACATTTTGACGAGACCACCTGAGCACGATCACTTTCTATTACATTCAAGAGTTGATGATACTGCAAATCCAGTAGTTGGTGGCGGTATGGATACATTGACATCAACTTACACAAATACAAATGGAACTATTATTGATTTTGTTCCAACTGGTGGTCTCGGTGTTGGTGTTCCGTTGGGACATGCCCATGGATTATTAGGACAGAGATTATCTAATGCATATACAGCAACATATGGAAATACTAGTGGTATTGGAGAGACTGTAATAGAGGGAGGATGCACAAAATATAAGATTAGTCAAGCTCCACCACTTTCTTTACAAAGTGCAACTTCAAATGGTTCTTACATTACAGTTGTAACTACTGTTCCTCATAATCTTACATCAAATGACTGGATTACGATTTCTCTTGCTGGAGCTCCTTGGGATGGTAATTATGATATTACTACTATAGTAACCTCAACGGAATTTAGAGCAGTCAAAACTCCAATGCCTCCAAGTGGGAGTTTACCAGCTGGTGGTATTATCAGACAGGCAGATGGTATTTTTCAACCAGTTATAAGTACAGAGGATCCGCGTGCATATGTAATTGATGATATTACTGTAATTGGAAATAAAGATATTATTGTTTTTCAGCCAGGAGATCTTGAAAAAAGATGGGA